GCCGTCAATGTGGTCAACCTCGCCAAGCACCAGTGTCTCAAAGTCGTCAACTACGATGCTCTTGTCGATGTCAAAATCTTCCCAAACATCCGTGGCCGAGTTCATAAGCGCCAGATACGCCAAGAACTTGTTACAATTCATGCCGCCTTGCCGGTTGATATCCTCGATTGTCAAACCACACATCAGGCGTTGCTCTACGCGGCGAAATGCGACTTCTCGAATGAATACAGCTCTTTTGGTGCGGATTTGTCCGGCAGACGCAGTGAGGAAAATGTAATGCTCACCGTCCCAATCAAACCCTTGCTTAACAAGATTCTCAAAGACCTGAAAGAAGAACACGTTGACGATAATCAAATCTTTGGTAAGCTGGAACGTCTTGAGGTTCAGCGCTCGCGTCAGGCTCGACTCAAACAGGTTGATGACGTTGCGGTCTTTGAGCACTTCAGGATTAAGCCGCCGCGTAATGCCCTCAGCCGCTCTCTGGTCGAAAATCCCGCTCAACCGCTCTTTATGCTTGGCAAGACAACGGTTATACGCCGATACGCGCCATTGACCATCCCAAGCATTTGTCTTGCCATCCTTGAGCCGCGTCTTTAATTTTGCTCGCGCCGAGTACATCTTGACCATGCGCCGATGAATCGCTTGCTCATCTGGCTGGTAGAATGTGCTGGTATCGCATGAATAGAGATACACTTGATTCGTCAAACTCATCTGCTACTACATCCTTCTCGAATTGCCAATCTGGATAATCGTCAAGCTCTTCCGGCTCGACATCTAATCGCTGTCGCATGGTCAACTTTGGCTGGTTGTACGACATCTCTCGCCATTTCAAGTTTTCACCTCCTCGCCTTTCTCTCTAACTCTTTTATTGCATTATAACACATGATATGTTAGCTGTCAATAGATATATTAGAAATTATCATAAAATATTTTATCAAGTTATACTTGACAAATACTAAAATCTATGCTAAAATATCTTATATAGCTTAGAATATATTATATTAGTTAGAAAAGGATAGAAAAAGGGTTGTAGGGGAAAGGAAAGGGAATGGTAAAATTTCCCCCCTTGACAATCTCGATGCGCCATGATATACTCGCAAACGAGGTGAGCGAAAAATGTTTGATACTTGGAGAGTCAATAAGCTTAACAGTCAAATTGCCGAGCTTAAAGCCCAGCGAGATTCTTTGCTTCAGCAGATTGAAGATGCCAAGCAGACGCTTGAAGCCAGTTGTTGCATTTGCAACAGCATTGAGACTATGGAGGAATATGGCATTCCGTATTACGCCGACAGCCTCGACGAATTAGAGCATAAGCGTTATCTGCGTGAAAGCTGGGTCGCCAGAGAGGTTGAGCGTGGCATCTGGAACATCGAGCAGCCATATCTACTCAATGGCTCTAAGTCCAAAGGCGAAGAGATGCAGAAGGCGTTCGGCGCTGGCATTGCCTATAGCCTCAATGCGTATATTGCCGCCAAGGAGAAAAATTTAACCGAAGCAAATCTTGAAGCGAATATCAAGCTGGTTCAGGCAAAATTTGACAAGTACGTCACAAAGTGCGCCAAAATGGGAATTGGTCTTAATGCCAAATATCTTGAACATAGACTCGACTTAATGTCAATAAATTTTGCCATTAAGCTCAAGCAGAAAGCCGAAAAGGCCAAGATGCGCGAAGAGGCTAAACGGCTTAAAGAACAGGAGCAGCTACTTGCCGATGCCGAACGAGAACGCGCAAGATTGCAGAAAGACCGCCGAATGTACGAACAAAATCTCGCCAACGCTACGAGTGAATCTGTGCGTGAAGAATTTGAGGCAAAGCTGGCCGAGATTGATAAGCGGGTACAAGACATTGACTATCGTACGAAGAATCTGAAGGCCGGATACCTCTACATCACATCAACGCCAGCTATGCCCAATATCGTGAAGCTGGGCGCGACCCGCAGATTGAACCCTCTGCGCAGAATTCAAGAGTTGTCAAGTGCCAGCGTTCCGTTTCCATTTGTTTGCCATGGGCTTGTATTCAGCGACGATGTCTTTGCGCTGGAGGCGGCAATTCACAAATATTTTGATGATAAGCGTGTCAACAAGGAAAATGCGCACAAGGAATTTTTCGCCATCAGCCCAAGCGATGCTATTAGTGTTCTGCGTGATGAATTTCACGTTGATGTACATTTTGTGAATAAACAGGAGGATGAAGAATGAGCGTATGGGTATATGAGGGGCATCTCGGCGGATTGTACACATCGGATTATCCGGAAGACCCAGAGGATTTGTATTGCGAGCAATGCGGCGATAGTGATTGGGAGATTGGGTACTTTGAGACGTTTGCGGATTTTCTTAAATACTATGCTGACAATATTCACGTCGATGAAGGCGATGGTGGATTTGACCTCGACTTTGTCATCTCGTCCGTCATGTATTCGTTTGATGACGAGCTAACGCGAGAAGAAGCAGCGAATATTGTCAGAGCGGCAAGAAAAGAAATGGAGGATGAATAATGACATTTCGAGTCTTCGACAAAAAAACGCTTGACAAGTATCTCGTTTATTCTGTTAGAGATGACATTTGTGGTTATCCACAATTCCTTATCTATGACAGAGGGGAAGGAAGTGGCGCATGGAAATGGATGAGCGCTAAAAATTTTGAACCAATGGAGGATAGGAAATGACAACAAGAACAAAAATGCTGGATGCTATCAATGATTTTTGTGACAAGCATAGTTGCACTGATTGCCCATTGAAAAAATTCAACGATTGTACTTGGGGATTGCAACCGGACAGCACAATCTCTGTCGCATACGACATTGTGCAGAAGAACGGCGAAGCTCGTCTGGATGGCAGCCATCTGAAAGAGCAGGACGACAAGCCTGATATGGTCAACCACCCGTCTCGAATTATCGAAGAGATGCGTCGCTTGTTTGAATTGTTTGACGACGATGTGAAAATTTTTGTAAATAAATCAAATAAAACCGTTGACATTAAAATCAATATGTGATATAATACATAAAAGCGGGGAGCATAGGGGTCGCAACCCTGTGAGATAATGACGCCTTTCCGTCAGGCCGCAAATATTTTAATTTTGAAAGGAAGATTGAAATGGAAGAGATTTGGAAAGATGTAACAGGATATGAGGGGCTTTACAAAATTAGCAACTTTGGGAATGTGTACTCTGTAAAAAGAGGTCGTAATTTAAAGCTCATCAACAGCCATCACGGATACAAACGAATTCGTTTGTATGTTGGTAGCAAATCATGGAAAACTTATGCTGTCCACAGATTGGTTGCCGAGGCATTTATCCCAAATCCGTACAATTTACCAGAGGTTAATCACAAAGACGAAAATCATTCAAACAATGTAGTATCTAACCTCGAATGGTGTACGAGAACATACAACGTGAACTATGGTGAAAGGACAGAGAAAACATATTCTGCCGTTGAAATGATATCTTTCGATGGAGTTGTTTTGAAAGAATTTCATAGCCAAGTCGAAGCCTCGAAAGAAACGGGTATTCGACAAGGTTCTATTAGTAACTGTTGCAGAGGATTTGCAAAGACAGCTGGAGGATATAGATGGAGGTATAAAAATGGATAATGTGAACAACCCCAAGCATTACAATCAAGGCAACATTGAGTGCATCGAGTGCATCAAAGCGGCTGTTACCAATAAGGTTGGAATTGAAGCTGTTTGTGTTGCCAATGTAATCAAATACCTTTTTCGCTATGAAGAAAAGAATGGCGCAGAGGATGTGCGTAAGGCTAAATGGTATCTGGATAGGCTGCTAAAGGAACTTGATGAGAGCCAGCAGGGTTAATCATCGCTGGCCCTATCACGTCTAAACCATCTCGGCGGATTTTTGGTCATATTGTATTGAATAAATTCTTGACGCTGGCTATTGGTGCAAACCGCATCAAGCTGGGTAGTGCCAAGAATTTTTCTTTTTGCTTCAGCGTTGACAAGCTCGATTTGCCCAATGCGTTCCTTGACGATTCTGAGCATGGCGTCAACATCATCGGCTTTCATTGGGTAAAGGATTGACACAGAGCGAATATGATGATAGCCCTCTGTCGCAAATTCTTGCTGGGTCAACTCGGCAAGTTTATCTTCAAACTGGTTCCACTTGGCTTCTGGCATCCATTTGATATCAACGTCCATGGCGTAGTCAACGTGGTAAACTTCCTTAAGCGCGTTAACCCAAATCCTCTGGCAACGTTGTTCCATCTCGCTTCCCGTCTCGACATTGCGATACATGGTATATTCTACGCCGTCAATCTCTTGGAGATAGTAAAGACGAAATCCGCGTTTCTTGAGGATGAGGCGTCTGGCATCCATAGAGTCAATTTTACGCGCCGTCCACTTATGCAGGATGCGATAGACAACTTTCCCCATGTCTGCCATATAAACAAAGTTTCGGTTGATGGCGGCAAGTTGGCGTGGATTGAACGTGTAAGAAAAGTTGTCGTTAATTTCTTGGAACAGCCTTAGCATCTCAGTGTTGGACAGATAGAGCGGCTTATAGTCGTTGTCTCTGAACGCCTCATACAGTGCGGCATCAAAGAGCAACTGTTGTTCTGGCGAGTCCAAGCTCTTCATTAACTCGACAAGCTCGTCGGCATAGACCTCTTTGATGAGATAACGATGTGTGCCTTGGATGCGCTCAAGGTCGCAATACTTTTCAAACTCTTTCATTTGCGCCATCTTAGATTTGCCACCTTTGACTGGTTCGCCAAGAATTTGGCAAAGCTCTTTATAACTGACTTCGCGGCCTTCCAGCTGCTTTAGTTTATCATTCGGCATTTTTCGACCTCCTTAGAAAATTTGTCTCTTTTTCAAAATTTGTCTCTCCAATGGGCATTGATTATAGTACTACTATGTCCCAAAAAAGAGACAAATTTTTTCTCATCATGATTATATCAGATTTGAGTGGCATTGTCAATAGGGTATATAATAATATTTTTAGATTCTTAGTGATTTTAATGGTTTGGATGGCGATGATACTGGGACTGGAATTGCTTGGCATTTCAATGGTTTGCTTACGCGGATGTGGTTTGTTAGTGCTACAAGCGATAATGCAACTGATAGTTTCCTTCCGCTCCGATACCGTGCCCCCTTTCGGATGGCCACAAAATCACCCAATAATATGTATTATCAGGTAGCA